AAGAAGTGCGGGATGAACTCGACCGAGGTCGAGCCCGGCTTGTCCACGATCAGGAAGTTGGAGAAGTCGCCGAACACGGCCAGGTTATCGATCGTGGTCGTCTGGCTGGTGCTCGGCGCGGTGAACGACTGGTTCACCTTGTGACCCAGGATCTGCTGAGTGAACGGCTGGGTGATGTCCGTCGAGTAGGTCGCACCGAGCGCGGTCCCGAGCTGCTGGATCTCGCCCAGGAAGTTCGGGTGCATGAGCCACTCGGACCCGTCGGTCCAGCGGTCGCCGAGAGCGTTGGCCACCCGCTGGATGTCCGCCAGCGTCCAGGTGTGGCCGGTGGTCAGCGAGATGGTCACGGCGCCGTTGCCGGACAGCGCCGGGAAGATACCGGTGGGCTGGCCGGAGCCCGTGCCGTTCATGTGCGCCTGGGCCTCGAGCCGGGTCCGCGCGTCGGCCAGCAACATCTGGACGTCCGAGGTCAGCCCGGAGATGTCATCGAACGACTCGATGCTGGCCATGATCAGCGCCTTGGCGCTGTAGACCGGGACCTGCACCGGCGCGACCGGCGGAGTGTCGTCCGAGACCTCGGTCAGCTCGGCGTCCCAGCTGGCCGTTGCGCCCGCGGTGGTGACGCCGTTCCACTTGTTCGCGCCGCCGGTCAGGGTGACCTCGCGGGACATGGCGCGGACCACGTCCTTGGCTCCCGCGTTGGTCAGGATCAGGGTGGGGTCCAGGTGCGTCGGCACCAGGTAGCCGCCGGCCGTGTTCGTGCCGACCGCGATGGCCGCCCGCTCCACGTCGGTGAGGGTCAGGCCCGAGGTGTCACCCTGGGTGACTTTCTCGAAGGCGCTGATGTACGCCGGCTGCATCCGGGCCAGCATGTTGGACGCCCACGAGGTGTCCCGCCCGTGCCGCTTGATCATCTTGCGGAACGAGTCGGTGTAGCCGTCCGGCATCTCGAAGCGCTCGATCGCGGCCAGGTTGGAGTCCACCAGCGCCCGGGTGATCTCGTCCTTGTCCATGTGGCCGTTGCTCGACCGCAGCACCTCGAACGGGTCCGCCTTGACGGCGACCTCCGGGCCGCGGGCCCGCTTGACCTCGCCCCGCGGGGCCGGCGTCTCACTGGTGTTCTCCAGGAAGGACGCGGACCGCACGGCCTCCACGCGCTCCTCGTATGCGACCGCCTCGGCGAGCTCGCCCTGGAGCGTCTCGAACGAGTCCAGGTCCGCGGCCGAGCGGGTGATGTCCTCTTCGGTCGGGTCGTCCATCTCGGCCACCTCGGCGATGGCCCGCTGGAGCTCGGTGAGATCGAGCTCGATTTCGCTACTCTTGCGCCGCTTCGGCACTGATGACTCCTAGGGAGAGAGCACGCGCTCGCATAGCGATCTGACGTGCTGCGATTCTCCGGCTGGAGTGCCCTTCGGGCGAGTCCCCGGTGACGGCGGGCGCGGTTGCGGTGCCGTGAGTTTCGGTGGACGGGCGCGGCGCGGTGCCCACCATTTCAGTGATCATAGACCTGACCATCTCGGTCAGTTCATCCTGCGAACGGATGGCGACCAGGCCCGCCCCGGCGTAGGCCGGAGAGTGCGTCGGGCCGTACTCCTTCAGGCCCAGCTCGGTGCGCTCGATCGCCTTGACCCCACCGCGGGATCCCTTCGGCCGGGAGTTGTAGACCGCGCCGCGGAAGGACTGGCCGGTGATCTGGCCACCGTCCCAGGCGGCCAGGATGGCGTCCGCGAGCTCGCCATCGTTGTAGCGGGACACGGTGAGCAGCCCGGTCCCGTCCGGCTTGATGTCCAGCGGCGTGGCGATCGGAACGGCGCCGAGCATGTTCGGCTTGCCGGACAGGTCGTATCCGTGGTTGTAGAAGACATTCACCCGCGCGATGCCGTGCGAGATCGCCCGGTTGAACGAGGACCGGTGGATCGACTCCCAGTAGTGGCCGTGTGCGTCCCGGATCTCGGCTTCCTGATCGAACACGGCCGCGTACGCCGTGACGGTTCGGCCGGCCCGGTCGGTCCGCTGGATCTCGAAGTCCGTGATCGTATAGGTGCGATCGATCAGTTCGGGCATCACGTGCTCACATTCTTGCGGTAGGCCGCCTTCTTCGCGCTGGCGCTCGGCATCTGCGCGGCCGGGCCGGACTGCTTGCCGAATGCGGGCTTCTTCTTCACGGGAGCCTTGTGCATCTTGCGGGGTACGGACTTCTTCGGCGCCCGGACGTGCGTGGTCGTCTTCTTGGCCGCTTTCAGCTTGGACAGCAGGGCCGGCGTGGCGATCCCGTCCGGCTTCAGACCCAGCGCCTTCTGGGCCTTCTTGATCGCCGCCGTGGTCCGCGGGCCCAGCTTGCCGTCACCCTTGAGTGACTTGCCGCCGGCGTCCGAGAAGCCGAGCCGGTTCAGCTCGGCCTGGAGCGCGTGGACTCGCTGGTCACCGTTCTTGCTGCCGTACCCGGCGCCGGTGCGGCCGTTGTAACTCAGCGACTCCCCGTCCGCGCCGCCGCCTTTGCCGCCGGCCTTGTGGCCCTTGCCGCCCTTGGCTGCCGCGGGCTGCGCGGGCGCGTGCGTGCCCTGGCTGCCCTTGGGGGCGAACTTACCGGCTGCCCGCGGGTGCAACGCTTCGGTCCAGCCGCGCTCGATGATCGGTTCAGTCACGCGGACAGCACCCTCTTTGCGATCATGTCAATGAACTTGTCCACTTTCCAGCTGTCCGAATAGGTCATGCCCACCTCGCGCGCGATGGCGACCAAGTCAGCCTTGCGTGCGCCGGACAGCGCGTTGCGCACATCGTTGGCCGTCTTGGCGTCACGCACGCGCCCGAGCCGGCCCGCGGGAGAGTTGTCCGGCGCCGTCCTGATCGGCCCGGTGAACTTACGGATTTCGTACTGGGCGTCAGTGACGTGACCAGCCTTGCCCCGAATCCTGATGCCCATACCGTCACTGGATGTGTGCTGATCGGCGGAATCTGTAGCCTGCTTCAGCTCGGCCAAGATCCGATCCTGATCCTGCTTCGATAGCGCATCGAACTCAGTCCGGGACAGCTTGGCGTGCTCCTTGACCGCGTCCCGGCGCGCCGAGTAGCTGTCCAGGTTGCGCGCTTTTGGCGGAAGCGCAGGCCCCTGGTCCGGGGCATCCTTCAGCTCGCCAGCAATCTTGCTCAACCCGGTCTTGCCGGGGACGTTGGTCGGCTTACCGATCCGGTTCGCGTGCGAGTGCTGGTTGTGCTGGCCAGGGAGGTGACGAGTGGCATCCATTCCCCCACTATAGCGGACGGCGGCATCATCGGTCAGCGGCGCATTCGGGTCCTCGGCGGCGGCCGGGTCGGCCAGCGGGTCCGGGACCGGCTCGGGCTCCACGTAGACCAGCTCGCCCAGGTCCCCGGCCTCGGTGGCGGCCACTGCACTCTCCGGATCGAACGGGCCGGCAGAGAGCTGGACCAGCGCGCCGACCTGGGTCGCGAAGACCTGAGCCTCTTCGGCCGGGGTCGCGCCCTTGTCCTGGGCGCCGGGCGGTTGCAGCTGCACGGACATCAGACCGGAGTGCACCAGTAGCGAGAGGTCCTCGGCCAGGACGGCCTGGAGCGCGCTCTCCGGCGACCAGCCGGCCGCGAGCAGCGCATTGATCGTGGCCGCGGTGGTGGACTGGACCTCGGCCAGGTCCTTGGTGTCCTCGCGCAGAAACGCCACGTCCCGGGCGTCGTACCAGAGCTGGGCGTCCGGCTGGCCGGCCGCATTGGTCGGCAGCTCGAGCAGGGATTCGACCGCGCCCGCGAACGACTTCCACATCGGCCGGGCCCAACTGTCTCCGAATGCGCGCCGGGCCTGGGCGTAGTTGGAGTAGGTGGCCGCGCTCAGCCCCTCGGACAAGCCGACGATGATCGGCGGCACCCGGCCGGCGGCACAGATGCGCGTCTCACCGTGGCCCTGGGTGACGGCAAAGTCCATCTGTTGCATGGTGCTGCCGATCGGCGTCACACTGGCGCCGCCGCCCAGGTACATCGGCTTGTACGCGTTGACCACGCCCGTGGTGGACTCCTTGGCCGCCTGGACGAACGCCTGGAACTGCTCCACCGTCACGGTGTCGGCCAGGCTGATCACCATGTTGACGGACGCGCCGTTCTCGAAGAACTTCAGCTTGTGATCCGTACTGGCCCGGTCGGCCTGCATCTCCTGAATCACCGGGGTCAGCCAAGACATCCCGCGGTAGAGCGCGGCCGGGTCCGGGATCGGCGACCAGAACGCCGCGAACCCGTCCGGGTTGACGCCGGGCCCTGGGTTGACCGGATACAGCTTGACCTCGCCAGACCGGCCGCGGCCACCAACCTCATACCGGATGCCGACGACGTCGGCCTCCACAGCGACCGTGGGATCGGCGGACAGGATGAACTCGCACCAGTCCGGCCGCAGCCGCCGCAGCCGGTCACCTTCACGCGCCACGAAGAACGTCCCGATGTTGGTCACATCCTGCTCGGCGCGGGCCAGGAGCTGCTGGGTAGTCCCGCCGGGCCAGGGCCGCTCGAGGACAGCGAGGTCGGTCGTGCCGAACAGGTCGTTGCCGCCGCCGGTCTGGCCGTACCGGCGCCACTTGAACGTGATGTCCGTGAACAGCATGGCCCGGGCCTGGGACACCGCGAAGATCACGCCGTTGGACTTGTACGCGTTCTGGACGTAGCCGATGTAGTTGTCCGCCACCGGCTCGGTCTTGCTGCCCGGAATGGACGTGGTGACCGCGGGCGCGTACATCTGGCCCTGGTAACGGAACCAGGCATTGGCGTACGCATCGAACGAGGGATCGCCGAACCGCTCGATCTCGGGCGCCGGGTTGGACCAGCGGGTCAGTTCGCGGAAGAAGCTCACGCGTACGCCACCCATGGCATGACCGCGGCCGGCTCGGCGTCCCGGCGCGCGAGACCCCAGAGCGCCTTGGTCATCGCATCGATGGTGGTGATGTCCGCCCTCGCGTTCTTCAGGTCCCAAGCATGGCCATCGCCGACCTGGCGCCGATCGGCGGACCGTACGGCAAGGGCAACTTCAGCCTGACCGAGGTGGACCACGTTGCGCGCTTCCGGGTCTTCGCTGGTAGCCGCATCGTAGATCATGCCGAAACTCTGCGCCACGTCCCTCGTGGTCATGGTGGTGACCGTGACGCCGGCCGCAGTCACGTCCGCAATCGTGGACCCCGCGGGGGAGCCGGGATCGATCACGCACGTGTAACCCGGGTTCTTCTTGGCGAACCGGGCCAGCGCGGCCGGGATGGTCGCCGTGCCA